CGTTGCTGGGACGGATCGAGATTGTTCTGGCGCGCACGCCTGGCCTCTTCGACCGAGACCTTCGGATCGCGATCCGTGCCGCGGTTCGGGATAATGCCCGCGCGGAGCTGGCGCGAGATCGTGCTCGCGTTGACATTGAGTTGCCGGGCGGCCTCGCGCACGCCGACGATGTCAGATTGTGCAGTTTCCATAGCTGTTGCAGGTGTTGCGGGCGTTGCACCGCTCCGGCAACACCCCACTAGAAAACCCAAACGCGCCGGAGCGCCGTGAACGAAACCGAGGCCGGAAGGACCCACCGGGGGGTGTGGCCGCCCGCTCCGGGAGGAGGATGGAGCGAGCGGCTCACCTGGCGATGCGGTCATTGCGATGCAGGGTGCCCCCAAGCTCCCTGCACGTGCTCGCGCATGCCTTCAGAAACGAAAGCGCCCGCCGAGGGTCTATCCTTGGCGGGCGCAATTCCCATCAGAGCGATATGTGGTGGCAAATAGTGGTAAAGTCGGAAAGCGGGTCAAGCCGCCTTCTTCACGCCCGCCACATGCAGCACGAGCACGGCCAACCCGAAATCCCTTTTCTTTCGGACGGTTGGTCGCGACAGCCCCATGCTGCGAGAAACTGTGGATACTTCCTTACCCTCCCCATGGCAGAGCCAGAGCGCGCGCATCACCTCGCGACCGTGCGTCTTTCCGAGCCACGTGAGCCAGTTCATCACCTCGTCGGCACGGTCGATTGAAGCGGGCAATGGCGGCGGGCGCCTCACCTTGACGGCGGCGTAGAGCCCGCTCTCGTAGTACGACAGGATGATCGTCGGCCAGCACACGCGCTCGCCCGCCTTCAGGTAGCTGCGCTCCTTGTCGGGCGTGCGTCGCCAGACATCGCACGCCTCTTCGAGCCGATCGATGATCTCGCCCTTGCTCGTTCCGGCTTTCGTAGCCTTCATTTCTACCACGCTCACCTGCCGCCCCCTTCCGTTCCGTGCCCAACGCCACCCGCCACCGCACCGGCAGGCGGGCCTTGTGCGCGGGGTTCCCCACAGCCCAGGGGTAGCTCAGCAACAACAGAAGAAGGTTCTTCGTTACTGGTAGAACGTTTACTATGGGGTGCCCGAGTATGCCGGGCACCTGGTGCCCGATAGCTGTCGGGCACCCCCCTCCCGATCTTCACAGACTTACCCACAGGCTGCTCGACCCGCGCCGCGTCCGCGCCGGGTGCCCGGTTATCCGGGCACCCCGTGCCCGATCCGTCGGGCACCTGATCCACCACCCGATCGTCATCATCCGCAGGCAGATCATCGGCCGCACGGTCGATGACGACGCGATAAGAATAGGCGGCGAACGGCTGGCGGCCCGGATTGGCGGGCACGCCTTCCCAGCCCTCGGCGCGCTTCTCGACCCAACCGCGCTCGTACAACAGATCGAGGTTCGCCTGCACCGTCGAGCGCGCAAGTCCGAGGTCTTCGGCGATCTTCTTCTGCTTGACCCGGCACCAGCCGCCCTTGTTGGTGTGACGGCCGAGATAGCAGAGCAGCTTGAGCGACGTGAGCGTCATCGCGGGATCATCGATCGCCCCGCCTGGGATGATCGAAAACCGTGGACCGCCTTGAGCCCGTGCGCGTTTTCGCGCGCGCCCGATGCGTTCATCCGTTGCCGGACGAACGTCTTTCCGATCGGCCCCCATAACTCTCTGCCCCCAACAACAACTCACAATGGCCAGAAATTCAACGCCACATGCTCTTTCGGCCGCACATAGCCGAACTCGCGCAACAGCTTCGCGTGCTTCTCGCGCTGCGCCTTCACGATGACGGCCAAAGGATCTTCGACGCCGGCGAACACCTTCTCGGTCAAAGCCACTTCGAGCACGGCGAGAAGATCGCCCACCTCGCGCAGCATCAGCTCGAGCGGCGGCTTACCACCTGACGCGAGCCACGCCTCGGTCCCGCGCCCAAAGCGCGCGAACTTGCACCGCTCTTTGATGATCTCGCTCGCCTCTTCGGCAAGCATGTCGAGCGGGTTGCCCATGCCTTCTCTGTAGACCGGATCGGTCACAGCAGCGGCCTTTCCGGCGGATGGTTTGCCACGATCCAAGCCTGCACCTCACGCGCAACGGCGAGATACTCCTTGGACGGAGTAAGCGAGACCTCCTGGCCCGGCCGGAACGTGTTCCAGATCAGATCGCGCAGCCACTTCGGCAGCATGCGCCAATGCTTGAGACAGCCCCACTTCGCCGGCGGCACCTGTTCGGGGCAGGCCGGCCAATGGCAATGATGGTCGCGCGTCTGCCGTTGGCGCTTGACATAGGCGACCTTCGCGCCGATCTCGCTCATTTGCGCCCCGCAAGGTTGTCGCGCTGCGCCCGCGCCTGGTTCTCAATCTCGCGGTCGAGATACCAGCGCGCCTTTTGCAGGTCTTCGAGTGTGGCGCCCTTCTTACCGGCCCGCGCGATGTATTTGACGGTGTTGCCGAGGTTGAAGCCCAAGCCCCAGGCCTCGATTACCTTGATCGCCTCATAGGGATTGTCGGCGCCGCCGTAATGCGCAGGATGATCGATACTGCTCACGCCACATCCTCCACCTGGAGCTGATCCTCGGCCTCGGCGTTCAACGCATCGAACAGCGACGGCACGGCCGCCTCGGCCTCGGCCGATTGCAGATAGAACACGCCGTCCTTATAGGTGCGCGGGTCCAGCTCGACGCCGAGGCCTTTGCGCCCGAGCTTCACCGCGCAATAGGGCACGGTCATCAGCCCGCCAAAGGGGTCGAGCACGACGTCCCCCTTTTCGCTGTAAACCACGATCGCCCGCTCGACGATGTCGAATTGCAGCGGGCAGAGATGCGCCTCGCGCCCGCGCGCCCATTGGTTCAGGTTGAGCGTGCGCATCCGCGCCACGTCGCTCCAGACGGCCTCGTCAACCGAATGCGGCGGCAGCAGCATGAACGTCGAAGGCAGCCGCTCGGCGTGGTCGAGCGCTTCGCTTACCGCGACGTGGCCGTGATAGTCGTAGACCGCATCCTTCGAGCGCCCGCGCCACAGCCGGTAGAGCTGCTTGTGCGGCAGACCGAGCATCTCTTCGCTCGACAACAGCCGGTCGCCGCTCGACCTCCAGAACGCGTGTGCGTCGAGCTGCCAGCGCGCGCGAGAATACCCCGTCCCCGGCACCGGCTTGCGCCAATTGCGATCTTCATCGAACGGCTGAGCCACGCCGTGGTCATCGCACAGCGGCTTCTCTTTCTTCACGCGGCTGTCCGCATAGCCGACCGAGTTATCCGTCGGGGGTTTGCGGAACACGAGCAGATATTCCGGCATCCCTGCGCCCATGCGCGAGCCGTCCTTGCATTGCTCGCTCCAGCCGAGCCGGTAGGTCTGATTGTTCTCGCGCACCACATCGGTTGCGATCGTGCGCATGCCGAGATAGGCGAAGCCGTGCCTCTTGTAGTGCTTGATCGCATCGGCGTGCATCTCATAGACGGTCTGGAAGCCCAGGCCCGTCATGCCGCCCGGCACGATCCGGTCCTTGACGTGACAGCAGAACACGCGCCCGGGCTTCAGCACGCGCAACAGGTTCGGCGTCAGATAATCCATCTGCTGCCAGAACACATCGTTGCTCTCATTGTGCCCAAAATCGTTGTAGGACGGGCAATACTCGTACTGCGTTGAGAACGGGATCGAGGTGACGATCAGCCCGACGCTGCAGGACTCCAGCCTGGCGCATTCCTCGACCGTGTCGTTGTTGATCGCCCGCCAGGTCTCGCCGCCATCAGACGACAAGCGCTCTTCGCGCACGCACCCGATCGAGCGCGTGAGCACGCCCATCACACTCGTCTGCGCGAGGCCATATTCCCGGATCAGCGCGCTCATCTTCACGCGCATCTCGGTATCCTGCCGCCACTTCTCTTCGAGGCTCGCGCGCACCTCGCGCTCGGCCTCGGTGTAGATCAGGTCGAGCCGCACGGGATGTGCCTGCCCGAACCGCTGGATGCGATAGACCGCCTGGATGAAGTCCTTGAACTTGAACCCGATGCCGAGAAAGATCGCCCACCAGCAATGCTTCTGGAAATTGACGCCCGAGCCGAGCATAACCGGCTTGCCACCGAGCTCGGCGATGCGCCCTTGGCTGAAATCCTTCACCGATCGCGCGCGCGCCTCAGGCTCTTGCGATCCGTACACGGTCACGCATGAGGGCACCGCTTTTTCGATCGCGTGCCGCTCGGCCTCGAGATCGTGCCAGATGATCCGATGCGCGCCCGGATCCTCGGCGCGGATCGCCATCATCGTCTCGACCCGCGCGTCCAGGCTGTCGCGCTTCTCCCTCGACGCCTCGGTGACGCCGAGCGCGGCGTTCTTGATCAGTCGGAGCTGGCCGTCCCGCTCGGCACCGGCGTCCTTGTGGTCGCCCTTGATCTCGTGCCAGCGCACATCGATCTCGGGCAGCTCGTAGCCTTCGTCGCTGAACCCGAGGTCGGACGGCTTCTGGATGAACAGCGCCCACGAGGCGACCCACAGCCAGAATTCCTTCTCCTTGTGCGGATGCAGCGTGAGCGCGTCGGCCTCTTCGCTGTTGCGCCGGAAGAACCGCGTTTTAGCTTCGCCCACGTCCATGATGCCGAGATAGGCCGAATAGGCGAGCAGCTCGATATAGTCGTTGGGCGAAGGCGTCGCCGTCGCAACGAAGCGATACTGCACGGCCTCGAACAGCCGCATGAACTCGCGGAACGTCTTCGATCCGCCGAACCCGCGCAGGATCGCGGCCTCATCCAGCGACGATCCGGCAAACCGCGTCACGTCGATCTTGCCCTCGCGCACGCTCTCGTAATTGGTGAGGTGCGTGACGTTGCCGTTGACGATCTCGGACGTCGATTGGATGAATTTAAGCTTCTGGCCGAGCGCGGCAAACCCGCGCACCTCGTGCTCTTCGAAGAACTCGTGCCGCACGTCGAGCGGCAGCGTGATCAGCGTGGGCGCGTCCAGCCGGTTGCCGATGATCCGCATCAGGTCGAGCTGCATGCTCGTCTTGTGCAGCCCGAACGCGGCGAAGATCGCCCGCCGCCCGCCCTTCAGCGCCCACGGCACGATGACCTTGCAATGCGGCTTCATCGCCGGATTGACATCGCTCTCGGCGACCTCGAACCCGAGCGGCCGCGCGAGCTTTACCTTGCTCTCAAGAAACGCGCGATAGGGCGTGGGCGCCTGGATGTTCATTCGGGCGCACCGGTCCGCCGGAGACGATAAACCTCACCGAGCAGACGCATCGACACGCGGACGAGGCTTTCGCCGTACGCGGTGAGCGAAAGCCCTTGCGGGTGCCTCGAAGCGATAATGCACGCGGCTTCCTCCAGCTCGGCGTCCGTCATCGGCTTTCGTGGCGGCAGCTCGTTCATTCGGCGGCCTCCACGCGAGGCATCACAGCTTCAACCCGATCGCTCCGCCGCGATCGCTTTGGTGCTTCATCGGCCATGATCGCGGCCACACATGCGCGCATCTTGCGGACGGAAACGGCGTTGCCGATCTGCTTGATCTGCTCGGTCTTGGTCCCGGCGAATTCATAGATCGCGTCATCGCCGCTGAAACCCATGGCGGCGGCGAGCTCGTGCGGCTCCAGCATCCGGAACAGGATGTCGTACTGCTCGGTTCCTTCGATCAGGTCGATGTGGCCGCTTGCGGCGATCGTCGGCGCGGGCTGCTCGACGTCGTGAACGCGCGGGGGTTGTCCCTCGCGTTCGTGCGCGGTGATGAACGCGAGTTCGCCCCGGTGCGCCGTCGTGATGGTGGGCAGTGGCTCATTGACGTCGCGGGCTCGATCCTCGCCGCCGGCGTGCGTGAGTGGCACGACAATTCCGAACCGCCCTTTGCTGGTGACGGTCGGCAACGGTTCTTCGGCGGTCTGGCACGTCTCGCCCGAGCCCGAGCCGTAATAGGGGCTGATCAGCACGTGGCTGTGCTTCGCCACCTGGGCCGGTGTCGGCTGATCGACCGACCGCGGCGCGCCGCCGCCTTGGCGCGACAGAACGATCACCGGCTGCGCCAGACCGATATGAGTCCCGTTCGCTGCGATCGTTGGCAGCGGCCCGTCGACGCTCTGTCCAGCCATGTGATTGCGCAGGATGACCAGGAACGGCTCGGGCCAGTTGAACTTGACGGCGCCGGCATAGATGCGGGCGAGCGTCTTGGGCGCGAGCGGCTTCTTCCGGCCGAAGATCGACTTGCCCTTGAGGTTCCAGTCGATGATCTCCCGCGCCGGCCGCCACGGCCGAACGCTCGGCAACAGCGCAAGCTCGCCGTCCACTTTGCGGCGGTGCGTCGGAATCGGCCAGATGACCGGCCTCTTGTCGAAGCGGATCATCATGATGAAGCGCTGACGCGTCGTCGCGTCGCCGTAATCGGCGGCGTTGAGCTTGCGCCATTCGATGGACGTTGCGCCGAGCTTCCAGATGGTATCGATCCACGCCAGGAAATATTCGCCTTTGCGCGACTTGATCGGCTTGCCGGTGCGCGGGTCGACCGGCGCCCAGGACGTGAACTCCCAGACGTTCTCGATGATCGCCCGTTTCACCCGCAACTCGGTGAACCACGTGATGATGTGCCAGGGGTCCGAGCGCTGTTGATCGCTCGTGGGCTTGCCGCCGCGCGCGACGCTGTGATGCGTGCACGTGGGCGACGCCATCAGGAGATCGAGATAACCTTCCGGCACGATCAGGTGCGGTCGCACCGTCGCGATGTCCTGGACGTAATGCCGGGCATCGGGGTGGTTCTTCTTGTGCGTCTCGATCGCCACGCCCCAATGATTGACGCAGACGAGCTCCATCGCGAGCCCGAGGTCGGCAAGCGCGCGGGCGCACCCGGTGGAGGAACCACCGGCGCCGCACAGCAGATCGGCCACGAGGATCTTGCGCGCCATCTACGCGTCCGGCCTCCGCAGTTCGCCGAAACCCTCGACGCGTGCTTTCGAGAGCATGTGCATCAAGTGACCGGCGAAGCGCTCGGCGCACCATTTCGCACAGCGCCGGCGCTCAGCCAGCGACCAGTTGCAATTCAGCGCACCGGCATCGACCATCTCGGCCGTCAGCGCGGCGAAGACGGTCATGTACACATCGGGCAGCTCAGCGACCGTCGGGCCGCCGTGCACGAGGACGTGTTCGCGCTTGAACGCCGTCAGGCCCGGCCGCAACGCCGCCTCCATCAGGAAGCCGAGCCGCCCCTGCTTCGTGGGCGCCTCGGCCGCCAATTGCAGCAGACGCGCGACGAGCGGATCGTCCGCCATCAGATGCCCCCCCCTCCGAGACCGGCGACACGCGAGGCGAGATCGTCCACTTTCCGGTTGAACGCTTTCACATGCTCTTCGACCTCCAGCCGCAAAAGCACCAGGTCATCCTTCAGCGCCGAGACGCGCGGATCCTCGGCAAGCTCGCCGTAACCGCCTTCGATGCGCAGGCGCTTGACGACGTCCGGCGTCGTGCCGACCTCTTTCGCCACCCGCTCGTCCGTCCAGCCGTCGCGATAGAGGTGCGTTCCTTCGTCGAAACGGTCATCGAGCAGAGAGAACACCGCGCGCTGAATGCGCGGTGCAGGCGATGTGAACTCCGCCTTTTCGCCCGGCGGCAGAAATTTCACGGCGCTCGCTTCGCCCAGCGATGCGCCGCCATTGGCTTTCGCCGTCATCGGGATCACCTTCGCTTTGTGGATGCAGGTCGGACATGCGGGCGCCTTCTTCGCGCTCACGTCCCAGCCCTTCTTGTGCATGTTGCGCACCATGATCGCGGCCGACGTGTCGGGCGACCATGCCGCCTTGTAGCGAGCGCCGCAGCCGCCGCAGACGATCTGCCAGGCGAGCGCATGCGGATTGCCGCCGACATTGGCGGCGGCGGCCTTGACCTTGTGGAAGCCGTAATCGACGGCCTCGGCCGCGATCCGGCCCTGCACCTGCGATGACATCGGTTGCCCCCACGCGCGGTTTCGACACGCGGGGGTTTCGACAAGCCTGCGAAACCCCCGCGCTGCTAGAATCACCTACGGCTTGTCCGGCTTGTCCGGCGTGCCCAGATAGAGCGTGCGGTTGCGCGTCTTGACGAACGCGCAGACGCGGTCGAACTCATCTTTCACGACGAGATCGGGCGCGAACAATTCGTAGGACCACATCACCGAGCCGCCGCCGGCATTCCGGTACCGCAAGAGCGCGCCCACCAGCACGGGCGGCTCGCCGAAGAAGATCGGCACGCGGATGTAGAAGAATTTCGGGATCGCGATCGGCCGCCCGCCCGCGCCCGTGTGCTCCTCGGTGTAATGCAGCGTCTGCTCGCCGGTCGCGCGGTCGAGCTTCACTTCGACCTTGTCCGTCACCGTGATCTTGATGCCGGTCGAGAGCGCGTACATCTTGTCCGGGCTGGCGCAAACCTTCTTGCCGCCGAGCGCTTCGATCATCCGCGTCACCGCCTCACTCAGCACCTCGCGCGATTGCGGCTCGGAGACCTCGTAGAGATGCTCTTCGACGAACTCGGCGAACTCGCCCTGTTTCAGCCATTCGCCGTTCAGCTTGACCCATTCTTCCCAGGCGAGCGTCACCGGGAAGTCGTAGCGCGCCGAGAAATCGTGCCATTGCGCCTCGCTGGATCGGGAATAATTCCCGATCCCGACCAGCGCCAGCTTCGGCTTCCGCCAATTCCAGGCCAGGTTCTCCGCGCCTTCGCCGAACACGGGCGCGTCTTCGCCGCAATGGGCGCTCATCCATTGCAACAGCGAATCGATATTCGCCGCCTTGTACTCGCCGCGCCGGCGATAGGGCTGGGGCTGCGTCTTCTCGAATGCGGCGACGAGCTCGCCCACGCCTTTGAGCGAGCGCCCGTTGTCGACGACGATGAACGGGACGTCACCGACGCGGTCGCGCTTGATGCTGTTGACCTCTGTTCCGAGCGCCTTAGACGCCAACTCCTTCAACGCACCGATGTCTTGCACTTCCATTTAAATGCACTCCCCTCAAAAATCGACCCGAGCGCCTCATGCGCCCGGCGTCGAATTCGTCAATTGATGCGGTTCAGGCCTTGCCGCCCGGAATGCCCGAGAACGGCATTGCCAATTGCTTCGGATTGCTCGTCTGAAGGTTGCCGTCCTGACCGATCCACATCACCGTGGTGTTGGCGGGCGCCTTCGGGTTCTTCTGCTCATACTCGACGTCGACCTTGTACATGCCGCGCTCGAGCGTGAACTTGATCTTGAGGCTGAGCTCGCCTTTGACCTTTCCGCGGAACTGCTCGAAGTGCATCTCGATCGCTTCGGTGAGATCGCGCAGGCGTTGCGACAGCTCGTTCGCGACCGCGCCCTGCCCCTGTTCGGCGAGGAATTGCAGGAAGCTCTTCGTCGGTTGCGGGCTCAACACCTCGACCTCGGGCCTGCCGCCCTCGCGTTCTTGTTCCATGGCTCTCACGGTCCTCTCTCCTTTTTCGCGAAATTCAGCAGATGCCGCCGTTGGCGAACGTGGCCGCCGTCTGGCGCTTGCGCTTCGCGGGCGCCGGGCGCGCGTAGGCGATCGCCGCATGCGCCTCGCAATAGGGCCTGCCGCCGGCGCCCTTCGCGTGCTGGCAAAAGCGGAACGCGCCGAATTGCGGCGAATTGATCGCGCGCGGATCGCCGACCGGCCACCGGCACCCCTTCGTCGACAACGGGTCGTCCGTGGCCGGAAGGATTTCCGCGATCGCCTGCTCGCGCGAGCTTGGCGTGAGCGCGCGCGGCTCGCGCAGGCGCACCGCCAGATCGTTGTCGAGCGTGCCCGGCACATTTGCGAAGTCGGGCTGCTTGAGCCCGCCGCGCTTCGGCGGCACGGTCGAGCGCGCCGGCATCGGCACGCCGCGCTTGCGCAGCCGGTCGACCTGCGCGCTCACCATCGCATCGGTCGTGCCGAGCTTGTCGGCGATCGCTCGCGTGAGCACGCCCTCGAGCCACAACCGCCGCAGCTCGGCCTCGCGCTCGTCGGTCCATTCGTAATCCGTAACCTTAATGTCGCCGCCTTCGCGCAAGGTGCGGACCGCACGGCGCACGGGTTCGACGTCGATGTCGCCGAACGCGCGCGCGATCTCGGTCGGGTTCATGCCCGCCGCGATGTAGCCCTTGAGCTGGAACACGCGGCGCGACGTCCACTTGGTCGGCGGCGGCGCGTTCGCGTGTGTGGGGAGCCCGAGACGGCGCGCCCACGAGACGACGCTGCCTTTCGTGAGCCCGCCGAGCGCCTGACCGATCTCGGCCACCGGCACGCCCTCGTTCCACATCGCGGTCAGCGCCGCCGCGCGCGACTCCTCGGCTATTTGAAATCCGTCCAACACTTCACCGTCGCTCATGCCGCCTTTACCCTCCCCGGCTGTTGCTTGTTGTCGAGCGTGTCCGCGAAGGCCCGCAGCGTGTCCGCCGCTTCCCCGCGATCCTCGATCGCGCTCAAATTCTTCAGCAGCGCGCGCGCGAGCCGCGCGACCTTGCCGGTCACCGTGTTGGGCAGACGCTCGGCCCAGGTCTCGGGGATCGCATCGGCATCGGAGCGGGCGGTCTGCCGCGCGGCCGGAATGTCGATGTCGCGTGCGGCGGCGCGCAGCGCGGTCACGAGCTGCCGCATCGGAGACGCGCGCCGCCGGTGGTTCATGTCGACCCCTTGGGGACGACGGGCGGCTGCGGGCCACGCTGCAACCGCTGCTCGATCACGTCGGCGGCGTAGCGCAGCGCGGCGGCTTCGAGCTTGAGAGACGCACGCTTCAATTCGTCATTGTCGACGATCATCCGCGCGTTGCCGGACTGCGTCGCCGCCACCACATAGGCGCGGACGCGGGCGTGAACTTCGGCGTCGAAGGACCACGCGGCGCCCCCTTGATCGACCGTGGTGCTCATTCGCGGTCACCGCGATCGATGTCGGCGATCATCGCCATGAGCGCGGTCACCTGTTCGACGGCTTGCGCGCGCACCCGCCCCGCCTCGTTCGGCGAGAGCCGCCCGTCGACCAGCGCAAGCGCGGCCTCGGCGAAGAACTCGCCGCCCTCTTTCCCGATATTCGAGAGCAGCACCGAATAGGTCGCGTGGGTCAGCGGCTCGAGCGCGAGCAGCGCGTGGTTCGCGCGGCTCGCGAGGTAACGCGTCACGACGGGATCGCGCGCGATCGCTTCGAGGCACTCGATCACGTCGGCCGGGATCTGATCGGGACAGTCGTCGAGCGTGTAGCGCCCGAGCTGCGACTTGCCGACCCGGCACAGCTCGGCCGCGCGTTGCTGCCCGCCGCACGCATCGATCAGCGCGGCGACCGCCGCCTTGAGCGTCCCGGGCGGCCTCGGCCGCGACGGCCCGCGCACGGGTTTTGCGCCACCCTGTTCCCGTGGATTGGCGTTCACCTTCGCGGCAAAAGCGCCCGCATGCACATTGCTCTTTACGCTGATGTTCATTGTACGGCCCCCCAGCCGGTGGCGGCGCGATCAAGCGCCGCCGGTCATTGGACGTCGTCGGGTACGGTCTCCGGCTCGATGAAATGGTGCCAAGCGATACCCGTGATCGTCGCCAGCTTGAGCGCGGTGTCCTTGCTCGCGCCGCTCAACCCGCGCCGGATGCGGCTCACCTGGGAGCGGTCGCGGCCGATGGCCTCCGCCATCTTGGCGTCGTCCCATTCGTTGTCGGTCATCCAGCGGTCAAGGCGCGTCATGGCCTGAATGTGCATGGTATACACAATTGAAGTCAAGCCGGAATGTGCACCGTCCGCAATGGCGAACAGGGCGGACGCGCTTCAAATTCTGTGCATGGCCCGCACAAATTTAGCCAAAATGTCCGAACCGGCGGAGGCCGCGCCCGGAGAGAACCCCGGACATTTCCTCCGCGAGTGGCGGCTCAAATGCGATCTCACGCTCGAAGACGTGACCGCCGACCTGCGCGAGCGCGCGCACCATTTGCGGCACTTGGCGCGGTACAGGAAGATTGGCGCAACGCACGGCAATTTGAGCCGTATCGAGCGCGGACAGGTGCCCTACAGCCAGCCGCTCTTGGAGCTGCTGGCCGACATCTATCACACCGATCCGGCGAGTCTCTTGAAGCGCAATCCGCTGAAGGAGCCCGAGCCCATCGAGGACATCGTAAACCAGATACCGCCCGAATCCCGGGCGCACGCCTCCGACGTGCTCCGCACCTTCGTACACAAAATCGGCGATGCCACGGTGCCGCCGCCGGCCGCGCGCGGGCCAAAGCCCCACGCGAAGCGCAAGAAGTAGCAGCCGATCAGCGGAAGCGATTCGCCCGGTACGCCGCCGGCGGCTGGAACTTGCCCGCCCACAACCCGCGCCGCGCGCGTTTTGCCGCCGCTTCGTCCTCGACATAGATCATCGAGAAGCTGCGATAGGCGACCGCGAGACCGGACGCCACGAGCGCGCGTCCGAGATCGAGGCCGTCCACGCTGCATGACGCCACCGTGCGCCCGAAGCGATCGATGTCCTTCGGCTCACATTTGAGGGTCCGTCCGTATACGGCGCCCGCGAGAAACAGCGTCGCCCGGTCGCCGCAGGCGTAATCCGCGCCCGAGCGCGACGCGCAATGCTGCCGTGCCTCGGGCGCATCCACGCCAAACAGCCGTACACTGACGGTTGTGCCGCCTTGGGCGAGCTTCAGCGTATCGCCGTCGGTGGCGGTCGCCGGGCCGCTGAGCATTGCGGCTGTGATCGCGGCCAAAATCATCATTTATGCCGGCTTCAACTCGACCGGCGTGAGGTCGTGGCGGCAATGCGGACAAATTCTTGCCGCCGCTTTTATCGTCTCTGCGCAATAGGGACACGGGATCGTGCCCCGCAGCGACGGGTCGACGAGAGCCCAGAGCAGAGCGCAGAACCAGCCGATCAAGGTCCAGCCGAGAACGAAGTTGACAAGCAGAATCGCCGAGCGGTGACGAGCTTCTCGCCGGTTCGCGACGGCTGACGGTAAAAAATAAAGCCAAAGGAGAACGAGAAGGAGCGCGAGGCCAATGAACAGATTCAGCGAGTTGTCTGCTGCTGGCGATGTCGCCGCGGTGGGCCGCTGCTTCGCCAGATAGGCGCTGGAGCAGGTCACGTCATAACTGCCATTGGGCAATTTGCAGAGATCTAACCCAGTCGGGCCGGGAGCATTGGTGCAAGCGGAAGTGAACTCGCTGCCTGGGACCGTACAAGGATCGGTGATGCGTTGCGCCGCGACCATTGGCCATTTTGCTCCGTCGCCCTGGGAGCCCCTCCCTCGAAGACGGCCGCAAGTATAGCACCCTCATCACCGAACGTTACGCCTAAGCCATTGTTTGCACAGCATACACATTTCAGGCTTGCTTTATTTGTGTATTGGATGCACATTCCGCCGCCTTCTTCTAAAGGTCCACCATGACTCGAAGAGGCACCACCTACCGGGGGCGGGGGACGCCCCCGGCCTTTTCGGGGAGGGGCCCTTGGCCAGCAGCGACGAGCGTCTTGAAGCCCTGGAGGGGCGCCTCAACGCGCTCGACGCGCGGGAGGCCGAGCGCGAGAGCTGCAGGCGCGAACTGGCCGCCCACCTCGCGGAACGCGAGCTGGTCAACGCTATTTGGGATCGCGCTCCGCTCCGTGAACCCGCGCAACCTGAACAAAGCTCCGATCCACGTGAGCGCGGATGGCTTCGCCGCGCAGCGCGAGCGGTTCGCCGCTTTTTAGGAGGCGGTCGATGCGCGCACTGACCCGCTCGAACAGCTTTGCGAGCAGCGCGTCGCCGTCAGGCGCGGCCTCGGCCATCGCGCGCAGCATCTCTTCGACGATGAATTGCACGGCACGGCCGCGGTCGTCGAGATCACCGACATATGCCGCGACCACGCGATCAAATTCAGACATCCGGTTCACTCCTGGTTGGTTTTGCAACGTCCAGGGTGAACGGCCCGCGGCCGGGAGTCGAGCAATCGGCTTCCCGGCCGCGTGTGTTTTTTTCGAGGGGATAAGTCCATGACGGACCGTTACATCGTCACCAGTGAGAGCCACGGCACGGCGCTCAGGTTTGTCGTCTGGCGCGGCGAAGGCGCGCGCTTCACCGACCGCGTCGGCGAGATCAGGTTCTCGCCCCGCATCGGCAACATCGAGCGCTATCAGCTCGCCGAAGCGCTGGCCGTCGCGATCGGCGCCGTCATCCCCGATCAGCCGCTGCTCGCGGTGAAAGGCTTCAAGAAGAAGGCGGTGGCGTGATGACCGATCGGTTCCAGCTTTGCGACTTCGACAACAACAAGGCGCTCGGCTCGTTCGACACGCTCGCCGACGCGCAGCGCGAGGTGACGCGCTTGGGGCTCGTCGAATATGAAATCCATCTCGGCGATCGCCTCGTCGATTTCGGCAGCGCGAACCCGGCCGAGTTCAAACTGCTCGACGCGATCAAGGCGGGCGCGGTTTGCGCGGTTGCGTCCTTCGGGCTTTGGGCGGGCCTGGTCTCGATCCTCGCGATGTTCGGGCCGCTCTCGTGAGCGACCGCCTTATCGTCTTCGGCCGCCCCGTGCTGTGGTATCTCGCGACTCCGTACACGAATTATTCGCTCGGTCTCGACGCCGCGTTTCAGGATGCGAGCCGCGCCGCCGGCGCACTCGCCCGGCGCGGTGAGCTCGTCTATTCACCGATCGCGCACACCCACCCGATCGCGATTTACGCCGGCATCGATCCCAAGGCGCATGACATTTGGCTGCCGTTCGATGCGGCCATGATGCAGCGCTGCGACGGCATCGCCGTGGTGAAGATGCCGGGATGGAACACGAGCTTCGGCATCGGCGAGGAGTTGAAGGCCTTCGAGGCCGCCTCAAAGCCCGTGCGTTATCTGTCCTGGCCCGCGCTCCATGACGTGGGGCCCGAGCTGTGATGCGCACCACGTCCCGCGACGACGTGGCGCGCGAGCGCATCATTCGCGCGCTCAAGCAATGCACCGAGGAAGGCGCGCACGAGATCAGTCTTTTGGAATTCGTCGAGTTGACCGGACTGCCCGAGCAACAGCTCAAGCCCGCGCTCGACTCGCTCGTCTGCCGCCGCATCCTCGAAGAGCGCGACGGCGGCCAATCGTTTTTCATCGTGAACTGAGGGCAAGATGGCGCAGCGCTCCGAGATCGAGTGGACGGACGCCACCTGGAACCCGGTGCGCGGCTGCACGCGCGTCTCTGAAGGTTGCCGCAATTGCTACGCCGAGATCCTGGCCGCGCGGTTCAACAAGCCGGACCAATGGGGTCACGGCTTCGCTCAGACCGTCATCACCTCGGCCGGAGCGATCGATCACCGCTGGACCGGCAAGGTCTCGCTGATCGAGTCCCAGCTCGATCTACCGCTCCGCTGGAAACAGCCGCGGAATATCTTCGTCAACTCGACGTCCGACCTGTTTCACGAGGCGCTGCCGGAGGCCGATCTGCACCGCGTATTCGCGATCATGGCGCTCGCGCCGATGCATACGTTCCAAGTCCTGACGAAGCGCGCCGAACGGATGCGCGACTACTGCTCGAAGGATTGGACGTATGAAAGCGTCTATTGCGAGATGGGAAACCTCGGCGAGCGCCTGCTCGGCGACCCGCACCCGTACCGCCTGTTTTACCCGAACGGCATGCCGTGGCCGCTGCCGAACGTGTGGCTCGGCGTATCGGTCGAGGATCAAGAGCGAGCCGAGGAGCGCATCCCGCTGCTGCTCGACACGCCCGCCGCCGTGCGCTTCATCTCGGCCGAGCCGCTGCTCGGCCCGATCGACGTGACGAGATTGCGCGGGGGAACACTCGATGCGCTCGATGGTCATGACTTCGAGGCCATCGGCGACATCCGCGACGCAGGCGTTCTCAGCAGGACCAAACATTCGCCCGGTCTCGATTGGGTGATCGTCGGCGGCGAGAGCGGGCACGACGCCCGCCCGATGCACCCGGAGTGGGCACGAGCGCTTCGCGATCAGTGCGCCGCCGCCGGCGTTCCGTTTTTCTTCAAGCAATGGGGCGAGTGGGCGGTTGCGCCTGAGCACCTGAACTACAGCGACGCAATCGGCTGGGCGGTCGACATCGGCACACCTTGGCGGATGGCAGACCGCATTCAGCATAATTCGAGCGGACACACGTTCGCGCGCGTAGGAAAGACACGCTCGGGCCGCACGCTCGACGGCGTCGAGCACAACGGATTTCCAAAGGTGGGGGCGTGACGATGGACCTGAACGACCAGCAACAGGAGGCCGCTCTGCGCGCGCTGCGCCGGATCGCGGCCGACAACGAGAAGACGCGCAACGGTCACCGCAAGCGACTGGCGCGCCACGAGGCGATCAACATCGCGCGCCAGGCCTGCGAGGCTCTCGGATTGTCCTACGACGAGAAAAGCGTCGCCGGAGGCGCGTTATGACCCCGGACCAGGCGCACGGACTGATCACGCAAGAACGCATCCGTCAGGTCGAGGTGGAGGGCTGGGACGATGCTCACGACGACGCCCATTCGGACGGCTCGCTGCTCCGCGTCGCCGTGCTCTACTATCAGAACGCGGGATTTCAAAAATGGGCGGGCGAGCCCGTGCCGCTCGCGTTGCGCGACGATGGCGCGCCCGAGGGGTTCCCGTGGGACCGCGAATGGTGGAAGCCGAAGACGCCCTTGCGCGATCTCGTGCGCGCCGGCGCGCTCTGCGTCGCCGAAGTCGAACGACGAATGCGCGCAGGACGGCGGCGCGCGAAAGAGCCGCTCCGCTACGGCAGCGAGATCGTCCCCGCCGTAGGCCCCGTCGAGCATAAGCTCTCACTGATCGTCGCTGCGCTCTGCACGCTCGACGCGCCGCAGCAAACATCATCCGTGTGAAGCGTGTTTCGTTCAACCAACCTAAAGAAGGGGGTAGCACTTCATGGCATCCAAGAAATCCGAGCGCGCCGTCCTGGTGACGACCGAGCACCGCGGGGTGTTCTTCGGCTATGCAACCGACACCGCGGGCGACGTCATCGCGCTCCGCGCGGCACGCAACTGCCTGCATTGGCCGGCAGAGAACAAAGGCTTCCTCGGGCTCGCATCCATGGGACCACTCAAGGGCGCGCGCATCGGCCCGGCGGCGGACATCGAGATCCGACGGATCACGTGCGTCGCGGAATGCACGCCCGAGGCCGTGAAGGCATGGGAGGCGGCCCCATGGAGCCGTTGATCGTAAGAGGCTCGGTGCCCGCCGTTTTTAATTTTGGGTCCGGGTCCGGGTACGGGTACGGGGACGGGGACGGGTACGGGTACGGGGACGGGGACGGGTACGGGTACGGGGACGGGTACGGGTCCGGGGACGGGTACGGGGACGGGGACGGGTA